CATATTTATTGACTACCTAAATATATGTAGTTCCTCTCGTTTTAAGGGAAATGCAAGTGTAGGTTCTTACTTCTACATTAAGGCAATTGCCGAAGAACTTCGTGGACTTGCTGTCGAAACAAATCTACCTATCATGTCTGCAACCCAGACTACTCGTGGTGGTTTTGCAAACTCTGATGTTGGACTAGAAGATACTTCAGAATCATTTGGTTTGCCTGCAACTGCTGACTTAATGTTTGCACTAATCTCTACTGAAGAGTTAGAAGGACTCAATCAGTTGATGATTAAACAGTTGAAGAATCGCTACAATGACTTGGGTACAAATAAAAGGTTTGTCGTAGGTATTGACAGAAGTAAAATGAAGTTGTATGATTGTGAACAAGAAGCGCAACACGACATTGTTGATAGTGGACAAGATGATACTCCAGCCTTTGATAAAGGGCAACACGCAAGGTATGACAAGTTCACTGATATGAAGTTCTAAGTACGTTTCGTTATAAATAGAATTGTAATAATTTTTGTATGAATGGAAACGGTGCTAAATGTTAAATTTTTCTGGGTATCTCACTGAAGACAAAGGTGGGAAAAACCTTCATCTAGAACATATCGAAGACGAAATTTTGAATTTCGGAGTGCCAGGAGGCAGAGCAGCAATTAACTTTGTTCGTTCATTAAGAGATATGTTGGCGGGTGCTTCAAGGACATCTGTAAATATGACTGTCAAATGGGACGGTGCTCCAGCAATATTCGCTGGTATCGACCCTGCCGATGGTAAGTTCTTTGTTGCAAAGAAATCAGTATTCAACGCAAAACCAAAACTATACAAGACTTCTCAAGAGATTAATGACGATGGACTATCTGGTTCTTTGAACAGTAAGTTTCAAGTCGCTCTTTCAGAATTTTCCAAGTTGGGCATCAAAGACGTTTTACAGGGTGACTTAATGTACACTTCTGAAGATGTTGAGACAACAACTATCGAAGGTATGAGATACTACACCTTCCAACCAAACACCATTGTATATGCAGTAGATGTCAACTCAAACTTGGGTAAGACAATCAAGTCATCAAAGATCGGTGTCGTATGGCACACAACATATGCTGGTAGTGATTTGCAAGGAATGAAAGCCTCATTCGGTGCAAATATTAAGGGACTTAGTAAACCTTCCTCAGTATGGATGGATGATGCAACTTACAAGGACGTATCTGGTAAGGCTACAATGACTGCCTCTGAAACTGAGAAGGTTACAAAATCTCTATCTCTTGCTGGTTCTACATTCAAGAGAATCAATGCACCTCTACTAAACAAGTTCTTAAAACTACAGGATGTATTTACAGGTACACTTGCAGGCGCTCAATTAAAAACATACAACAATAGTAAAGTTCGACAAGGGGCAAAGATTACTGACCCTAAAGGACATGCAAAAGGATACGAGAAGTGGGTATTTGATGCAATCCAAAAACAAATAGACAAAGTTAAGAGTGAGAAAGGTAAAGAGAAATATACCAATCTCCAGACTGAGTATCTTCGTGAAGTAAAGAAACATACTAAGAATTTAGAAAACATTATCGCATTCCAAGGACACTTGGTTGATGCAAAGATGGGTGTTGTAAGTAAACTAAATAGTGTTAAGGGATTGACAGATACATTCATTAAAACTGCAAATGGTTTTAAAGTTACTAATCCAGAAGGATATGTTGCTATTGATAGAGTATCAGGAGATGCAGTTAAACTAGTGGATAGAATGGAGTTTAGTTTTAATAACTTTACTGCAATTAAGGCTTGGGATAAATGATAACATTTGATTCTCTAATACCAGACTTAACTGAACGTAAAGCATTATCTGTTGCATCTAGACGTAAGATGGGTTTACGAATGAAGAAGATGGCGAAGTCATCTGTATTCAAAGCGAAGAAGGCAAGGAACGCATTAAAGAAGGCGCCTGAATCGAAGATAAAACAACGTGCAAACAAACAGGCGAAACAAGTTATTATTAAGAAGTTCGCTGGTATGGAACCAAGTGAATATGCGAATCTATCTCTAATGCAGAGACAGAATCTTGACAATCGAATTATGAAGACTAAGGGTGCAGCAGTTAAAAAGATTGCAAAGAAACTTATGGTTTCCCTTAGACTGAAAGAATTAGAAAGACTAAAAAAGGCTAGAGGATTGGGTACTGAAGAATGAGAAGTTTTAAAGACATCAATGAAGCTCGTGGAGACAATACCGCTGTATTTACTTTTGGTAGATTCAATCCACCAACCACAGGACATGGGAAGTTACTAGACGCACTTGCTAAACAGGCAAAGAAGAATGGCGCACCATACTACGTCTTTGCATCTCATTCTGAAAACGCAAAGAAAGACCCTCTTCCCTATGTGAAGAAAGTCGCATACATGAAGAAGATGTTCCCGAAACATGCTAGAAGTATCTTTGTGGATAAAGCAAGACAGGTATTTGAGGTTGCAGTATCTCTATACAATAAAGGACACAAATCAGTTGTAATGGTTGTGGGTTCTGATCGTGTATCAGAGTTTGATGGATTGCTCAAGAAGTACAACAAAATGGAAGGCAAACACGGATACTACGAATTCGAAAACATTCAAGTCATCTCTGCTGGTGAAAGAGACCCAGATTCAGAGGGTGTGTCTGGTATGTCTGCTTCTAAGATGAGAGCCGCAGCAACATCTGATGATTACGATTCTTTTAAGAATGGGGTTCCTAAAGGATTTGGACAAGGAATGTCTCTATTTAAAGATGTTCGTAAATTTATGGGTGTTCGTGAGTCATTTGTTTCAAGAACAGAATCATTCACTGAAGAAGATGTTGCACGAGATATGTATATTCGTGGCGAGATATTGAATATCGGAGATGTTGTTACCGAATCATACAGTGGTGTGAGTGGTAAGATTATTCGTAGAGGAACAAACTATGTGACCTTTGCAGAAGAAGATGGAACGCCTCACAAGAAGTGGTTGTATGAACTTGATGAGATGTCTACTGGACAACTTATTAAACAGGTTATTTCAAGGACTACAAAGAAAAAAGGATATGAGAAGGCGGCAGAAGTTCTCAAGACAGTTATTGACAGAAAGAGAAAAGAGAACGACCTTTCACATGACATCGTATACTATGCAACACAGATTGCAAAATCATTCGCTGGTATTGATGGAAGAACTTTGGCTAGAACATACGAAAAAATACATGGTGTTTATGAAGTTGTAAAACAAGACAAAGACATTAAGGATAGAAAAGGTTCTGAACCCGCTAAGTATTATGCAAAAGATGCTGATGGTGATGAGATGTCTGTTGCAACCAAGAAGAAACGTGCAGCACACTTTGCAAAGTCAAAAGATGGGCCTGCGCCAGGCGATAAGGATGCAGACACTAAACCATCCAAGCACACTAAGAAATTTAAAGATATGTTTGGTGAGGAAGACCCATGTTGGGATACTCACAAACAAGTTGGTATGAAAAAGAAGGGCGGCAAGATGGTGCCGAACTGTGTTGCTAAAGAAGATTTTCAGTTAGATGAAAAGATTGAAGGACTTATTACAAAAGCAGATAAGTCTGGTATGCCCTATGGTATTCTAAAGAAAGTATACGACAGAGGTATGGCTGCATGGAAGACAGGACACCGCCCTGGCACTACACCACAACAGTGGGCATTTGCTAGAGTTAACTCATTCGTAACAAAGTCATCTGGTACTTGGGGTAAGGCGGACAAAGACCTTGCACAACAGGTTCGTGGAGAAGAAACAGTAGAAGATTCTCGTGAAATCGGCACAGACGCCCAGAGAACAGAAAGACAGAAAATGACGCCAGGCCAACCAGTAATATCATTCAAAGAACATATTGAATGTGGAACAGAAGATTGTTGTCAAGAATGCGAGACTGCTAGTCTCATCGAATCAAACGTATATCGTGTAGGTTCTGAGAAATACTATGAGTTCTTCCAAGAGAAAAGGCGATATTGGTAAGTATGCAATCTATGAAGGCGAAAATGTTGCTTTAGATTGCCCAATGATGGAAGCTGACTACCAAGGGACTGAGGTTGAACTAAATAAACCTAAGTCGGGTGGTTCTAAGAAGTATTACGTTTATGTAAAGAATGATAAGGGTAATGTAATTAAAGTTTCTTGGGGTGATACAACTGGACTTAAAGTTAAGTTGAATGACAAGGCTGCAAGAAAATCATTTGCTGCAAGACATGATTGTGCAAATAAGAAAGACAAGACTAAAGCTGGTTATTGGGCATGTAACTTGCCTCGTTATGCTAAACAACTTGGTCTAAGTGGTGGTGGGAGTTTCTTCTGGTGAGTCCGTATGAGGACAAAGGGGGAGATGAGTACAAGATTAGAACCTTTGCATCTGATGTTGAAGAAGACGCATTGATTTGGCATCGTGATGTAAATGACAGAGAGATCACAGTTCTAGAAGGTGCCGGTTGGCAACTTCAGATGGACAACGAACTTCCAGTGGAGTTGGTTAAAGGAAAACTCTACAATATTAACTCAATGGAGTATCACCGAATTATTAAAGGTGAAGACTCCTTAAAAATAGAAATATGGGAAAAGTAAAATGACAAGATATGGAACAACAATGAGTGAAGCTCTTGCCGAGGTTCGTGAAGGTTTCTCTCCGAAACAGATTAAAATGGCAATCGGTATCGCTTCAGACAAGCGTTACGCTGGTGTTAACATGAGTGGTGCAGTAAGTGCCATTGAAAAGATTAAAAGAGGATTGGCTGACCATCCTCAAGTTGCCGCAGTCTTAAAGGCAAAAAATGAAGAGACTGAACCGCAAGAAAGTGTGGAAATTGCACAAGAAGATGTGCAAGAAAGTGTACCAGTGTATGAAGGCAAGATGAAAGAACTTCATGGATATATCAGCAAAGGTAAAACTGCTGAGTGGATTGCTAATAAGATGGGCTTCAATGTTAAAGACATTAAATCTTTAATGGATGAAGAAGACGATCTAGAAGAAGCCGCTCAAATTCTTGCTCATGGTGGTAAGGGACAGTATAAAGTAGTCAAGAATGGTAGTGTTACTCAAATCAAATTCAAAGGTAAGGTAGTTGGAACTGCTGATTTTGATAGAGGTTCTGATAGTTTCTTTGTAAGTATCAAAGGCGAGAAAGGTCAGAAATCTTTTGATGACGCTCAGTCGATGGCAGATTATTTTGCAAAGAATAAAATCACTGAAGAATCTGAACTTGAAGAAGCATCTAAAGAAGGTACAATTCGTATCATTGATTTGGGGAATCGCAATCAAGACAAAATTCGTAAGGATTTGGGTGTTGATAAACTTCCAAACAAAGGTTTCCAAGTACAGGTTATGACTAAGGGTAAGTTTGTAAACGTAAGCACACCTTACAAGACTATGAAGGATGCAGAGAAGGTTCGAAAATCTGGCCAACATTCACTAGGTCTGGATGAGAAGTATGACTTGTATCACAAGACATTCTCTGGTGCTATGCAACATTCTTATGAATACTCAAAGAAGAAATTTGGAATCGAAATCGACCCAAATGAAATTGATGACAAGGTTGCAACAGGCCCAGCAAAACCAAAGACAGGTAAAACAAACTCCTACCGATTAAAAGGCAAGGATGGTAAGAAGGGTATCCAAGTACAAGTATACAACACGGGCAAGTCCTTTGAGTTGAACATGTACAAAGAAGAAGTTGAATTTGATGATTCTGTTCAAATTGCAAAACTCAAAGAATCAGTAAAGGTTCTAGGAAAGATTAACCCAACAGGCCCTGCATACCAAGAGGCACAAACATTTATTGAATCTCTTCAAGTGGCAGTTGAAAATCTCTTTAATGAAGGAACATGGTTGCCAGACGCTGAACTTAATGAAATGAAGATGAATGACCCCAAGTTACTAAAAGTATTTGACAATCTGAAGAAGGGTTCTACAGTTAAAATCAAATCAGATTCTACCATTGCAAAGGGTGAGGATTATATTGAGTATATTGTAAAATCTAAGAATGTAGTGAACAAGGGTAAAGTAGAAAAGATTACCTTGGCTACAAAAGAAAAACCTAATTCTGTCAAAAAGTTCTTGTATAAGAGGGACGATAAGGTTACAATGGCTATGGGTAATATGGCTGTGTCTGTTGTGGATATCAAAGAAGAAGGTTTAAAGGAAGGCCCAGAAGTTTATACTGTTAAGAAGGGTAAGTTCGCTCGCAAGGTGGATGGAAAGACTGCTGACAAGATGAAGAAGGATGGCTGGAAATTAATAAGTGCTGGTGATGAGAAGACTTCATCCTCTGCTAAAACTCGTATTGCACAATTGCAATTACAAATTGCGAAGTCGCAAGAAACAATTAATAAACTAAAGGAGACATAATATGTCCAAGTATTTTAATACTAAAGAAGGTAGTCTAGAACAGGCTGTGCTTGAGGCAGTTTCTCCTGCTCAACAAGCTGCAATCGCTATCTCTAAAAAAGAAAAGGGTGAGAAACCCAAAGACGAAAAAGATGAGAACAACTATATTCATGCTGCTAAGATGGCGAAAGAAAAGGGTGACAAAACCTTTACTATCGGTGGTAAGGACTATGATGTTGAAGAAGCTCTTAAAACTGAAACAAATAAGAACGACAAGTCTGATGACGGCGAAGGTTTGGACGCAGTTCAACCTAAAGCAGTAAAGAAGAAGTTTGCTGACCGTAAAGACAAAGACATCGACAACGATGGTGATACTGATTCATCTGATAAGTTCTTGCATAAGAAACGCAAAGCAATCTCTAAGTCTATGAAAGAAGATGTATCAAACATTGCAGATGTAATAACCGCTATGTGGGGTGAAGCTGCTGACAAGATGGACGATAAGAAGAAACAACTTGTGTGTGAAGATTGTGGTAAAGTCCATGAAGGCAAATGTGCTGAAGAAAAGGATGGAACAACTATGACAGGCAAACCTATGTCTAAAGTAGAAGTTTCAGTAAAAGAAAAGGACTAACAATGAAAAGTCTTGTGGAACTCACCAAGATAACTGAAGAAGAGTTGCCAGACATCTACTGCGATATGGATATGGTTATCGTAGACTTATTGGGTGGGTATAAAAAACTCACTGGAAAACAATTTGACAAAGTAGAAAAAGAACAGAGATGGGAAGATATACGAGGTAAGAAAGATTTTTGGCACACCTTACCTTGGATGACCGGCTCTGAAAAGATGTGGAAGTTTATTAATAAATATAAAGCAAACATATTATCTGCATATTCCAGTAATGATGGAAACAGTAGGCCTGGCAAGAAGGCGTGGTTAGCGAAGAATGCTAAACCTACTGGTAAAATTCATTTAGTGAAACGTGCAGATAAGGAAAGATATGCCACTATTGGTGGGAAACCCAACATCTTGATTGATGATTATATCAAAAATATCAAGGAGTGGGAGAACGCTGGAGGTATTGGGATTCATCATACATCCCCCAACAACACCCTTTCTCAATTGAAGAGAATTGGATTTAGATAAATAGAAGAGTAAAATCTTTAATTAAGGAGAACGATTATGGCCCTATGGGGAACAACAGATGCAGATGAAGCTAAACCTAAGTGGCTTACTGCTGAACAAAAAAGAAGCGTCTTTGCCACTGCTGGTGGTTGGACGGTATTAAACGGAAAAGGACTTGAGGAAGTTATTTGTGCAATCGGTGGATTAAGTGGTGCGTTAAACGCTGCTGACGTTACTGAAGTACGATTCGTCCAATCAGGTTATATCAATGGATCAAGAACTATCTCAGTAGATGTAATATGGAACGAGAAAGTTGTTGTTGCAGGCACACCAAGATTGATAGTTGACAATGGCAACCAATCTACTGATGGTGATGGTGATTATACACTAGACTACGCAAGTGGTACAGGAACAAACAAGTTACGCTTTACTAAGGCTGCACAGACTGTTTCTACAGGTGATATATTAAGTATCGGTGGTGGTTCACCATCTACCGCTTCAATTGCATTGAATAGTGGTTCTATTACTGCTGCTGATGTTGACAAGTTAGGTTCAATCACTGTTGCAACTGCAACCGCTGGTTCTACAACTTTCCCAACTGCTTCAGTAGATACTAATGTTCCATTTACAACTGTCGGTACAGTTAACACACTAGTTGCGAAAGTATTCTCAGTTGATGTTGCTGCTGGTGGTAACGGTGGTGCAAACTACGCTGCTGCTGATGAAATCACAGTTGCTGCTGGATTCGGTACTGGTACTGCTGCTGTATTTACAGTTGCAAGTGTTGCTAGTGGTGTAATTACTGGACTAACAGTTAAAGCTGCTGCTCCAGGCGTATACAGTGCTATTGCTAGTGGTGTTACAGGTATTGCTCAAGCTTCTACTACAGGTAGTGGTTCTGGTGCAACATTTGACTTGACACTTGCTGTCGCTACACTTGCAGTTAATGCTGCTGGTGCTGGTTATGAAGCTTCCCCAGATATCTTATTGGCTGGTACAGGACTTGCACAACAAGCAACTGCAACCCTAGTGGGTTCTGCTGCTACGTTGGCGACAACTGGAGTTGCGAAAATCACTAAGACTGTGACTGCTTCGTAGACGTATAAATAAGTATATAAGGATATGATTATGAAAAAGAATGATAAGACACTAAGTGTCAGTGACATTGAAGAAACAAAAAAAGTTCTAACAGACGATCTTGATAAAGTTCAAGGTCGTCTAGACGAATTAGAAAAAATGAAGGTGCAGGCGATTTCACAGGGTAATGCTTTACAAGGCGCAATCCAGCAGTGTGATGTCTTTCTAAACCGATTAAGTGAGTCGAGTCCCGACAGTAGCATTCCCTCGCAAGACAATAGTGCCGCAATTAATGAGGCATTGAGTTGAGGGTTTTAACAATTAAAAAGGAGAAAGAAAATGGCAGATAAGAAAATCACTGCTCTAGCTGATCTTGGAGCCGGCCTTGCCGCAGAAGATCTATTACACGTTATTGATGACCCAAGTGGCAACCCTGTAAACAAGAAGTTAACAGTTGCAAACTTCTTTAATAACATCCCGACATACATTGCATTAGACGATACAGTGCATTTGTGTGACACAACATCTGAGGCAATTTCAGTTGCATCGTCAATCACGCATATCAACACCACTGCTGGTGCTCATGCTGGTGCAATGGCTAACGGAACTAACGGACAGATTAAAATCATCACTATGATTACTGATGGTGGAAATTCTGTTGTTACTCCTGCTGCACTTGCTGGATACACAAACATAACCTTCAATGACGTTGGTGACTCTGCTACTTTGGTATTTACCAATAGTATGTGGGTTCTACTTTCTCATGTTGGTTGCACATTAGCATAAGGAGAGAATCATGGCTGAACGTATGGGCGCAAATGGATTACCTATTGTCAAAAAAGTGAAAACATGGGAAGACTTGCAAAACGAATCCACTGGAACACTACAAGAGATTTTAGAAGTAAATCCAAACTCTTCACCAGTTGAAGAAGTCGAAGACGAAGTAGTTGAAGAAGTAGATACTACTCCTTCTTGGAAAAGGAAATCCAAATGAAGAACTTTAGCAAATTCATAAAAGAAGGCAGAGGTCTTTCTGACCGAATGGATTTCGGTAATGACGTTGCTAACCCCAAGAACATTGAACGAATCAATGCATTTTTAGGTGCTATGGGACAGATGACTTATCTTGTCCCAGAACACGCTATTAATAAAGTTAAAGAGAGTCTAGAACAATTAGGACTTTCTTTTGGCGATGTTGATCTTGTTGAAGGGGGTAGTAAAGTATCCATGCCACTGACACAGTTTGGTGGACGAATTGGTAAGGATGAAAATGGCGATGACATTAATGATGATGGCATTTCACATAAAGTAGAAGGTGGACTTTCTTTAGAGATTGAACACGTTGTAATGAATGGAACTCATTTTTTGAAAACCAAAATCGTATAATCGGTTTAACATATTATGTTTGAAAAAATTACTAATGATAATGTTAGAATGTTTGCAATGCGACATTATGACAATCCACAGTGTGAAGGCGAACCCGAATTTGATGATGACATGAAGAGGTTTAAGTATCTTAAGCGTTTGTTTAGAAAGTACCATGAAAGTGGTGAACTAAAGGAACGCTTGATACTAAACCATCTGATTGTGATTACTAATGTATTCGGAGTAAACGCTGGTTCTACTTTATTGATATTCAAGGTTGAACCTGTCTACTGGACAACTCTAAAAACCTTTATGGTATTTTTAGGATTGTTGACAGAAGCAGAGTTGGCAGATATACATGAAGATAACCGAATACGAGAAGTTCTAGGAAAACTATAATGGGAAGAGCTATAGACTTATTTGTTACCTACCGTTTCATTCGACTGTTAACACAACCATTCTCAAAGACAGATGCTTACAAGTTAGGTATCATTGATGAGGACGGTAATAGAACAGACAAGAAACTGTACAAAGCAACAGAGCAGGCAGCGTATACTGTACTGCACAAGCTTGTCTTTAATATCAAGAAAATCTTTCAAAAGGTGCCAGGATTACGTTCTAAGGTAGGAACGTATGCTGCAGCACTATTTCTATTGAAAGATACATTTAAAGAACACGTTGAAGACCCACAAGTATTCGAAAAGGAATTTTTGAAGTACTTGCGTGAAAACAATATTGAACTTGACAATACTATAATAGAAGAAGTAACCCTTGACAATGGAAAGTTGTCTAAAGGGATTTATACATTAACACAGGATGTTATTGTAACAAGTGAAGATGAGGATGACTTTGACGCTCTGCAAGGAGATGAAGTTGAAGTATTTGAAGACACACCGCCAGCCGACACTATCCTAGGCGTAGATGTGTTCCCTGTCATTCATAACAAAACAAAGCAGAAGATTTTTGTATCTTCTGAGGATATAAAGGAACTAGACATAGGAGATTTATAATATGTCACTTAACTTTGATAACATGATGAAAAAGTTTTATGACGATCCGAAGTTGGGGTTGATGCCAGAGGACGCACCTACTAACAATGCAAGTAGTGGTGCAGTTTCTATGCCCCCCGATGTAAGATATCAAAAAGATAAAAAGAAGAAAGAAAAGAAACCATATGACGCAAGAACTAAACCCGCTAGGGCGTTCTACAAGCGCATGACTGACCTCAAGGCTAGAAGAGAAATGAGAAAACAATCGAAACTTGCCGCAAAGGTATTGGAAAACACACTCAACAGAGAAAATGAATATCTTCTCGCAGAGGACAACATTGATGTTTTAAAGAGCATCGTAAAGAACAAGCAAAACAAATCCATCAAGTTCAAAGATGGTGCCATGAAAGTGGACTTGTATACTGCATCTGCTGTAACACAAGTTTTTGATTTAGTAAACAAATCTAATAAAGATAAACTGTCTAAACTTATCAATGGTAAGAAAGCAGAGTTCTTAAAGGTTGCTAATTTTGCAATGTCTAAGGTAAAGTAATATGATAAGATTCAATCAATACATTACAGAACAAGAAATCACCAAGTCAGACTTGGATGGTATTGAGAAGTATGCAGACAGACTATATAAGAGTCTAGGTATTGATGTAGAATTCACCAGACACTTTTTAGATAGGGTTAATGATGCACGAAACAAGAAACAGATTACTGTGGCGGAGCTTATTAGGTTGTTCAAACAATCTCATAAAAAGTATGGCAAGAAGATTGCGAAACTTGGGCCTGACGCTGAAGCAGTAATTAACGATATGCAAACGGATGTTAACATGCCGTTTGTTTTAAAGTGGGATGGTAAGGAACTGGACTTGATTGCAAAGACTGTGATGAGGAAGAAGGATTTTAAAACCCCAGATACAAAACTATCTTTTTAAAAAAGGAGAACTAGAATGAAGACATGGATTAAAAGTAGATTGAAGGAACGCACATCATGGGATGGGGGCGTATGTATTGCCCTTGGACTAATGATTCTATTCGTTGCCCCACTTGCAAAGATTGCTGCTGGTATTGCAATAGCATATGGTGCATGGTCAATATGGAAGTCTGAGTAATGTTCCGACTATATGCAATTCTTATTGTAGTTGGTTTATTGGGTGGTGCAGTATATGGTGCTAAGTACTATTACGACACCACCCAAAATACAATTGCTGCTTTGCGTGAGAACAACGCAAAACTAGAAGTTGCTAATGAAACAAACCAAGCGACTATTAAACAGATGGGACAGGACACTGCTAGATTGAATGATTTAACTAATCAACTTGCTTTGGACTTACAAACGTCAGAGAAATATGGGGATGAACTTAGATCAACCCTTAACAAACATAATCTGACACATCTGGCTAATAAGAAGCCAGGGCTAATTGAAAAGAGGATGCAAAATGCGACAGACAAACTATGGGATGACCTTGAGTCTATCACTGGTGTTGATAGTAACGCTACTACTGAGTAGTGGTTGTTCATCAATATTACCAGAACCCAAAATTATAATTCAAACGGAAATTGTTGAAAGACAAATTCCTACTGTACCTCTTCCTAAACAAGTTCAGTTAAATGATATAACTATCTATGTTGTATCACCCGAACAAAACTTTGAAGAGTTCAAAGCAGAGTTCGAAGCGAAGAACGGAGCAGATTCATACATTGCTATATCTGTGAAGGACTACGAAAACTTATCATTAAACATTGCTGAGTTAAGACGTTACATTGAACAACAAACACAAATAATACTTTACTACGAAAGTGCGGTATCAAATACAGGAGAAGGCGAAGATGATACATCTGATGGCCCAAATGGCAGCTAATGCATACTTAGACGGAAAAGAAGCAAAAGCAATTTTTAGAGGTATGGGATATACTCATAAGTTTTTTGATGTAGATGGCGCACAATGTCACGCAGTATGGAACAAGACTGAATACATCTTATGTTTCAGAGGAACAGAACCAGATGAACTATCTGATATCCTTGCAGACTTAAACGCATGGCCTCGTGGTGCAATGACACATGGTTTGGTACACTCTGGTTTTGTAAAAGAGTGTAATAAGTTATGGGAACAACTTGTAGTACATAGAAGTAAACACATCAAGAAAACTTTCTATATTACTGGACATTCATTAGGTGCTGCAATGGCAACTATTGCATGTTCAAGATTTGAAGAAAAGGAACCAGTGGAGATGTTGACTACCTTTGGTTCGCCTCGTGTTGGTACACGCAAGTTCGTTAAGAACATCACAACACCTCATACAAGAGTTGTAAACAATAATGACGTTGTGACAAAAGTACCACTATGGTTAATGGGATATAAACATCATGGGGTATTGACATACATCAATTTCTATGGTAATATAAGAACACTAACATTCTGGCAGATGATTAAGGATAAGTGTAGAGGGTGGAGAAGCAGTGCCCTAGATGGAATTACAGATCACGGTATGCACTATTACCTGTACAACTTAGAACACTCTGACAAGAAGGTAGTATAATGGAAATTTTCGATAACACTCTCTGGATTTATACCAGTATAATCGGTGCATTACTTGGCGCAGCATTCCTTGCATACTTTAAAGATACTAACATGGGTATCTGGTGTTATGGAAAATTAGACAGTTTTGTAGATTACTTGGTGCATAAATATGATTGGAAGTGGTTAAGACAACCAGAAGATGCGTGGAGAAAGAAGTACCCACATGTCACCAAAAAGATTGATGAATTAGAAACTCGTATAAAGAAGCTCGAAAATGGCAACAGTTAAAAGTTTAGATACCGAAGTAGAACTTCTCAAAAGGGAAGTTACTGAGATGAAACAAATACATCTTAGGTTAGATTCTGCAATCGAAAAGATTGCTGACGTATCACAGTCTCTCCATACTATCATGGCAGTCCATGAGGAAAAGTTAATGCGTCAGGAAGATCAGTTGGAACAACAGGAAAACGAATTTAAAAATACAGTACAAGAATTACATAGTCGTATTACGTCCAATGCAAAAGAGTCTCTTCAACATCAGA